GCTTGATGCGTCAGCCGGTCTTTGAACTGCGGACGATACAGGTTCGGGTAATCCATATCGCGCAACTCGTTGCCGGTTGTGATGCCATCCTTCATGTATTCGTTGGCTACTTCGGCACCATTGTAGAAGAGGCCGATTGCCGCAACGACGTGCGCGAATTTCTTCGGAGGTATCCAGCCCCACCAGGTCGCAACTTGTGTATCTGGCTCTATGCCTTGCCCGGCACGAAAGACGTTCGCAACCGAGAAGTCTCCTCCGTTTCCTAGCGCAACGTCATCGGACACGTAGTAAGTTGCCCCCTGCTCCGGCATCTCCCAAATGTGCATTCTCTTCCCGCCGCGCCCTGACTTGCGCCGAGGGAGAATTTCATCGTCGGCCACCGGCATGATGTCGTCAGTGTTGAATCGAGGCGGCTCCATCGAAACCAGACTAATCTCTCCGGCATAGAGCGGCTTGCAAACCTTGTTGATCTCCTGCCATTCAAGAGAGTCGCGATCAAAGGCGCATAGGCCTGATGATTGAAACGCTTCATTGGGTGTGAGGGGATACGACTCAAGGAATCCAGCCTTGGTCCCCGAGCGCTTCGCCGCGCGCAGACGAACACGCCGGAAGTTCCAGAATGTATCTGGAATCTCGAAGTGCTCTTCTTTTTTGATGCGCTCGTTGAATGTCGTCTCTTCTTCAGATAGATCAAACGCTCCTTTGATCGGCAGATAGTATTTCTTTACCTTATAAACTGGAATCCAGACCGGGCGTATATCGCTATCTCCATCCACTGCCGCGCACCACTGGTCATAAAACAAACCTTGGCGGCCATATCCGGTTGACTCAAATACTTGGAAAGTGTCGAGCGCATTAAGAGATGGCTTTATATCTGACTCCCATATTTCATCGTTAGGCCACCTTGAAACTTCGCTTCCATGTAAAGCTCTTATAGTTCTTCCAATCGATACCCCGCTGGTTTGTGTTGCCGGAGAAACCTGCAATGTTGAACCAAGCCCAGGGTCTACCATGCGCTCTTTTTCATCGGCGCGCTGAAACTCAATGGCCCCTTTCTTCGTCTTGTACATATACTCCGGCCTCAGCCACCACGGAAGATTCGCATAAGCATTCAGACTGAGTTTGTAGATATGTTCCGATGTTACTTCATTCTGCGCAATAATCATTGTGAAGCAATGCGGAGTAAAGATAGTCCGATGGAACATAGCCGCCGCCGTCCAGACCGAGATACCTGTCTGTCGCGGCTTGAGAACGATGATCTTGCAATAACCGTTCGCCGCCCACTCCTCACACATCGCCTGATAGACAATCTCTTGATGGTCCCAGAATGGATAGAGAGATTTTAAGACACCTTGCTCGGTTGTGATGAAGTGGTAGTTCTCAAGATAGTAGCGGAGGTCGAGAGCTTTTTGCACTTCGTTCTCTATGAATACAAGACCGTCTTTGGGAAGTTCCGCCCATGCGCGAGTAATATCCTGATCGCAGCGGATATAGTGGTCCTGCAGAACGTCGATGGCGTCGTTGAGTGAGGAGTCTTTACGTGGTACTCTCATCCTCAACCTCTTCCTCGTCTTCGCCTTCGTCTCCGCCAAAATCCTTGAACTCGTCGGCAATTTCGTCTTCGGCGCTGACTACCTCGGCCTCTTCGATCTCCTGTTCGTTCGCCAGGCCGATCTGCTCGCGCTTCTTGCGAAGAATCTGCTCGAAGCTCATGCCGGGACCGAAACCGCCGCCGGCAATACCTCCAGCATTGAATTGTTGATTCAACTGCAGAGCTGGAGTCTTCGGCTGGACCGTCTCCATCATGCCGCGGACTTGCTCAACAGTTTTCAGGCGCATCGCGGTGTCGGGATGGGTTTTCACCTTCCCGGTTTCCTTGTCCACAAAGATGACCTTCTCAGCTTTCATGCCGTCTTTGAAAACAGTGCTCACGCCGTCAAGTTGGTCCATCAGCACCTGGACAGCCTTGACGTTGAGCACAGAGAGTTGGTTGCGGAAGGTCCATTCCTTGATGCGGTCGATCGACGCTTTGACGGTGAGCGGGTTGACGCCCTCCTCGGCCGCCAACTGCGCTTCGGTTTTCTGGAGGCCTTCGATCTGGAACCAGCGCCGGAGATCCGCCTCAGTGGGACTCGCTAGATTCCGATAGCGGTTCACGCGGCTCTTGCTGCGCACGGCTAGTGCCGAGCCCGGCGGCGGTATGGGGGCTTTGAGTGGTCCGTCTCCCCGCTTTTTCTTTGCCGCTGCGGGCATAGACTAGACCTCTGCTGGAGATTCTGTGAGGAGCGCCTGCTCTTCGGCTTGGGCTTGCTGGTCGAGCACCGCGGTGGGGCTCAAGCCAAACCCGGACGGAGGCGCGCCAAAAGTGGACTCCTCGGGCGCAAACTCTTCGGCGCCGTACTCGTGCGTCGACCTGGACTCGGTTTCGAGAAAAAGTTGCTGGAGGACGCCGATCGCCTTTTCCAGCCGGAGGCAGGCTTGGATGCTGCGCGCGGCGGCACCCTGTAGAGCCTCAGCGTTGATTTTGTCGATCCCGGCCTGCATGGCGGCGCGGTGCGCCTCCAGGATGGCGGCCAGTTCCCGGCGGTGATCTTCGAGCAACCCGCGGACCTCTGTGCGAATTGCGACGAAACTTGACTTGGCTGACTCGATGGTAGCCTTGCTCTCCGCCTGGTGCGCAGCCAGCAGCCGGCCAGTCTCTGCATAGACTGCGGTGAATTGCTCTTTCGCGGCGGCGAGTTGGCGCTTCAAGCTCAATGCCAGCCAGACCAGCAGGGCCACTCCGCCGAGCAGCAGGAACAAGAACAAGGCGGCGAGGATGGAGATTGCGACGATCCCGATTACGCTCATGGTTGGAGTCTACACCGTCGCTTTTGCGCTTGCAAGAAAAATTTGGGCGGTGTAGACTGAAAACGTCCGCCGCCCAGCGATGGATACCAGGTGTCCGAGGTCGCTCCTTGGACCGACAAAGTGGTGGGGGGTGCTCTCGACACTCCCCGCCAGCCTCTTCGAGAGGGAGATGAAATGGCACGTATTCGCACGATTAAACCAGAATTTCCGCAATCAGAAAGTATGGGGCGCGTCAGCCGCGATGCCCGACTTCTCTTTATTCAACTTTGGACACAAGCCGACGATGCGGGGAGGCTTCGAGGAAATTCGCGAATGCTCGCGAGCCTTCTCTACCCATACGACGACGACGCCGGAGCGCTCATCGAGGGATGGATGCGAGAACTGGAGTCAGAACACTGCATCATCCGCTACAAACGGAACGGTGACACCTACCTAGAAATATGTAACTGGTTGATTCATCAAAAGATAGACAAACCAAGCAAGTCAAGAATCCCACCATTCGACGAATCCTCTCGAATCCTCTCGAATCCTCTCGAATCCTCGTCAGGGGATCAAGGACCAAGGACCGGGAGTACGACCGAGGATTCGGAGTTGCCTCGTAGATTTTCTATGTAGTGTATTTTCTCTCTGTACTTTTGTGGGCAAAACATCGAATTTGAACGATTTACAATGGTTACGAAAGGAACATCAATGCCAGCAAACCTCGAACTTCTAGCCGCAAGCCGCGTGATGGTCGACCAGGTGATCGCCCGCGGACAGGTTCCCGTCATGTTCCTGATGAACCGCGCAACCTCCCAGGCGCTCGCCGAGACGCTGGCCGCCGCCTACAGGGAGCGCTTGTCCACCTTCCGGCGGCTGTGGCTGCGAATCCGGCACGGGAAGGCTGTGCCTCAACTGGAGTCCCTGCACGGCATCCCTGTAGGCCGGGCCGACTACCTGCCGGATGGGGGTTTATTCCTGCAGAGCGTGGACCGAGTTCAGATGGGCCAGCCGGCGGCGCCGGCCGCGCCAACGTCGATGGGACCACCTGCCGGCTTGGAACAGGCCGCCCAGGACGCGCGGCAGCAGCTCGCGGCGCGGGGTGAGGAGTTCTGGAAGAAAGATCGCGTCCAGGCGCTGAACGACGCGATGGACGGGGTGGCGGCTGGCGAGATCCGGCCGACGCTGAACGACCTGTCGAGTGGGAACGGCGAGCGGCCGTCGGCGAGCGACGTGCTGATGAAGGCGATGGATGACGTGGATGATCTGAACGGCGTGGTGGTCGTGCGGGTCCATCGCAACGGCAGCGTGGACCTATGCCTTAACGTAGACCAGTTCGCCGCCCAGGGTGTGCTGCAGCGCGCGCAGATGTTTTTGGCGCAGAGAGGGTACTGATGAAGCCCTACTACGAGTCCAACGGAGTGACGATCTACCACGGCGACTGCCGGGAAGTACTGCCTCTACTCGCGCCGGTCTACGCCATCCTCACTGATCCGCCCTATGAGCTGGGCTTTATGGGAAAAGCTTGGGACAAAACCGGGATCGCCTACGATTCCGCGATGTGGCGGGAGTGCCTGCAGGTTCTCAAGCCCGGCGGCCACCTGCTCAGCTTTGGCGGCAGCCGCACTTATCACCGCATGGCCTGCGCGATCGAGGATGCGGGCTTCGAGATCCGCGATCAAATCATGTGGCTCTATGGAAGCGGATTCCCAAAGTCGCTGGACGTAAGCAAGGCAATTGACAAAGCGGCGGGTGAGGAACGAGAGGTGTTGGGTATTTCTCCAAATTGGCGTGAAAGTAAGAGGGATCGTGAAAAGAACGGAAGTATGGAAGTCCGCGGCGAAAATGCAGGGTTACTGACTGGGCCTGCGGTCACAGACGCAGCTAAGCAATGGCAAGGCTGGGGCACAGCGCTCAAGCCTGCTCACGAGCCTATCGTTGTCGCGCGCAAGCCACTGGAAGGAACGGTCGCGGCCAACGTAGCGAAGCACGGCACCGGGGCGCTGAACATCGACGGGTGCCGGATAAGAGTTTCAAGCGAAGATCGGGACGCTGCAAAAAACAGCACACGTGGTCCTATTGCCGGGAAAGGGTATGTTGGAGATTTTGGATTGCAGGCTAATTACGAACCAATCGCCTACGACCAAAATGGCCGCTGGCCGGCCAACGTCATTCATGACGGCAGCGAGGAAGTGGTGAGGCTGTTCCCGCAAACCGCATCAGGGATAGGAGCGGTAAAGAGGGCAACGTCCGTTGAAAATGGTGGACAAACCGGATCGTCTTATGAATCGGAAAGTCGCGGAGCAGGGACGGAGATGATTTGCTATGGAGACAACGGCTCAGCCGCCCGTTTTTTCTACACCGCGAAGGCTGACAAGGAAGAGCGCGAGCGCAATATGGATTCTGTTCTCGCTCCACTCGCCTACGGAAATCAGGTGAAGCGGGGCAATCTGGCCCACGCTGGAACGAGCGGAATCAACACCGTCAAAATGCGCGGCAACAATCACCCCACCGTCAAACCGCTGGACCTGATGGCCTACCTCTGCAAGCTACTTTGCCCGCCGGAGGGCGGCATTCTACTGGACCCTTTCATGGGCAGCGGGAGTACGCTGATCGCCGGTCGGCGCTTCTATCAGCAGTGCATCGGCATAGAAGTCGAGGAGCGGTATTGCGAGATCGCGGCGAAAAGATTGAGCCAAGAGGTACTCAGTTTTGAATAAATATAACCACTACTCATCCACCAACTCCCATGTGTCCCGATGAATAAATCGTTTACCTTTTGGAGCAAGGTAATTGAGGATGTTTTGGTTTCCAATGGATCGATCACCTTTATAGATTTGGGACAAAAGTTGCATCGATACATTCAACTCAGTCGCGAACTGGACCTGGGTCATGCCGCCTTGACGATCCTTGAGCATATCCCGCAGTTCGCTGGCTGTGTAGGGGGCAGGTGTGGGCTTATTGCTCATCGTCATCTTCCTTCTGCGGTATGCCGTCGAACGCCGCCTGCAGAACTTCGACCTGTTTTTGGAGAGTTTCCCTGATACGCTCAGCGTGTCCCACTCCATACCTCGCCTGGTCGAGAACGGTTTTTATGTTGGCTTTCCCGTCCATCAACATCCTCACCACCTTGCCGATCTTCTCTGGTTGAGTCCATCCATACGAAATCAATAGTCCAGACTCTTTCTCGTAAGCGTCAACTTTCTCTTTTAATTCTTTGTAGTATTTCTCGTATACGTCCGTTCTTGTGCGAGACACCCCCTGCTTGTATCCCTCATCTCGCGCTGCGGTTAAAGCCGCAGCATCGGCTTTTGATTGGCGATTACTCACTGCATAAATGAGAGCGGTGAGCATGGTTATGCTCATAGGGAGTGGATCCAACCTAGGACACGGCACAACACACTTGAGCCGGTTCTTTTGCGCCACATACATTCCCCATGATTCTGGCAGTTCGCCGGGTTTAACAATGTCTTTATGGGGAACTACTAATCCCCAATGGTGGCAATAGCGAAGGATGGACTCCGCCTTCTCCGGCTGTTTCAATTCCTTGAGCCAGTCGTTGCGTGAGACTTTCATCTCGAATCCCCAGATTGCCTTGCCCCGGCTCCGGTAAAGACTGATCGCCATAGCGTCCGCTGTTCGCACTCCGTCAAACCCGGTAGCATCCCTCACTTCTTCGAGGGTGATATACGCTGGTGCCGTGAAACTTGCCTGAAGGCGAAGGAATAGATCATGAGCCGCGAGCTTGGCTCCCTCTTCCAACTCTTCGTCTGCCACAACTTCCGGTCCGATCAATTCTTCGTATGCGGGATCGCTCATGCCTTCTTCCCCCAGGCGCCGATCTTGTCGAGTCCGAACGGCAGAGTCCAGGTCGACGGCAACACCCAGAGCGCTCGCAGATGCAACTTAGTCTGCCATTCATCGACAAGCGCCGGGTAGACCTCGACGGCCACAACTTCCGGTCCGAATATCTCGTGGACCGCTCGTTGCAGTTCCTCCCACGTCAACTGCTCAATATCTCCGTGACGAATGAAGGTTGCCTGGACGACTCCGCCGATCGAAGTCTCCACCTTGAATAACTGGCATTCGATGCGGCTGTTGGCGTAGATAGCCATGCAGTTGATGAGCAGTGGATACTCCTGCTGCATTTGTTCCGTGATCTCGACTTTCTCGAATGGAGTCCACTGCCGGCCATAAGCTTTGAGTAATGCTGTCTTGCGAACCTTCGTCATCGTAATGCCTCCATAACCGTGTCGATCGCTTCCGCACTCTTGACCATCGCAGTCGTAAACCTCAGTAGCTTGAAGCCGGCTAAAGATGCCGCGTTATACTTACGACAATCCCACTCAAAACCATCTCCGCGCGAATGACGGCTCTTACCGAATTTGGTTGCTCCTTCGATTTCGACAACCAAGTTTCGCTCGGGAAAGAAAAAGTCGAAGCGCCACTTTCGGCCGGGAATCAATTCCACTTCGCGTTGAGGATCCAATCCGCGGGCCTTACAGTGCAAGAAAAAAGTTTCTTCTCCTTCGCTAAGTTCTTGTGGTATCTTGCTCATCGCCCCCGCCTCTCTTCCGGAACTCAGTTTTTTGGGTATCTTCACCGTTTCACTGCGTCCTCGTATGCCGCGTGGACCTCTGATTCCTGTTTTCATCGCCCCCGCCTCTCTTTCCCGCTGCGCCTATTCCATGCACGCAGCCACGCATCAGGTAAACTCCC